TCTACCTTCTCTTTTCTCTCGCGCTGAGGTACCACCGCAAGAGATATCGATTCTATCCATATCTTTCTTAGGAGTCTGGAAACCTGCTGGGGTCTTCATTCCAATTGCTGAACATGCAGCTATCAATATTGCTGTCAAAAGAAGCAACAAAGAAGCTATCAATATCAACGATTCTAATTGAAGATCCCAACCCCAATAGACCAAAGCACGAACTCTAAAAGCTGTGATATAATCTAAGGTAAGGGATTGAGGGGATTTGTACTGCTGTATGTCTGTTATAAGAGGGGCATCTGAGATAGCACCGGTAGCTATTTTATAGCCACCATTTGCATGCTTATAAGATACTACATCAACACCTGTATTTCTCAAGTGTCTCAGTGTAGCATCCCATATTCTAAGATGAATACCTCCGAGTCCAGCTTTAGTAAGTCTACCAATCCAATCATTAGCTTTCTTTGGAACTTGTTTGGATACCAAAAGCGTATCTTCAATCAAACCCAAACCTGGATAACCCCATGCAGACATATCTAAAATGTCTGTACATAGGTCTCTCATATAGGTTTGGCCTAATGGAATTATATCTCCTAGGGCATAGGTATACTCAGACGGTTGGGCAAATAAGGACGAGAAAATACTTCTCGACGCAAAAGGCCTATATCCTAAATGAATATCTCTAGACTTCAAAGGGCCCCAAATAGCTCTTTCGGGCTTTGGAACGGCTCTAACTTCGTCTAAAGAAAACATCTGGAGTTCAGCAAAGTCTTCGATTTCATATAAAGATATACTCTCATCAGCTACATCTGCTTCTTCAACAGTGAGGGCAGAAGAAAACCAATTAAGAATAGAATTGGGTTTTTCCTCTTCCACAGCATCTTTTGCTATTTCCTTAAGCGATTTCTTCCTTTGTGAAATATCAACTTCCACAAATTCGTAATCACTAACTAATCTCTCTGCAAAATTCTTCCTTCCGGATTGATCTAACTTTTTACAAATATCAGAAACTAAATCTTCAATCGTTATGATCCTAGATTTTATTCCTGGTATCTTTAAATTGCTAGGACTATCTCCAATGGAATTAGTAAGATCTAATTGCCAACAAGAATTAATCATCTCATTGGTAATTCTACCTTCACCTAATGTATTAATACGAGAAACCTTGATAGGATGGCTAATTCTTCGAGCTAACGCTCCAGGATCAGCCATCTTTATCTGAGCAAAATTTTTCATATTAGAAGTGCAAAATATAACTCTACTG